GAATCTAAAAGATATCCTGAAAAGGTTGACAGTCTATTCATGTGGGCAACGAAGAACCAAAGAAATCAAGGAATGTTTTATCAGATGATTTCAAAGATGCTTCCTAATAGTATTGTGGGAACACAAGATGACAAAGGTGAATTTCATCCTCTTAAGGTTATAATATCAAACAATGAAGACAAATGAGATTAAACTTCACAAATGGCAAAATAGAGCTTGGGAAAGCAAGAAACGATTTATATTTTTTTGTGCAGGTGTTCAATCAGGAAAAACAACTTTCGGATGTATCTGGATTGTTAATGAATCTGAAGAATGTGGAGCAGGTGATTATCTTATTATTGCTCCTACATACAAGATATTGCAACAAAGTACAATGCAAAAATTTCAAGAAATAATACCTAATGGATGGGGAACGTTTAATAAGGCAGAATCTGTTTTTAGGGCTAGAAATGGAAGGACTTTTTTTCTCAGATCAGCAGATAAGCCAGAATCCATAGAAGGTATAACAGCAAGGGCGATTTGGGCAGATGAGGCAAGTCTTATGAAACCTGATATCTGGCTTATGATGCAAGGGCGGGTGAGTGGAACGCAAGGTCGGATACTTTGTACTTTTACTCCAATAGCTCTTAACTGGGTACATAAAGAAATAGAGAAAGATAAAGAGCGAAGGAATAGAGGAGAGGAAGGTGATATTGATTTTATTCAATTCCCATCAGTTGAAAGCCCATATTTTCCAAAAGAGGAATATGAAAGAGCAAAGCGGATGTTAACTCCAATTCAATTTCAACTGCGATATGAGGGAATATTTGGAAAAGCCGAAGGACTTATTTATGCTGATTTTGATGAAAAATACAATGTATGTGATGATTTTCCTATTCCAGAAGATTGGACAAAAATTGGTGGGATAGATTGGGGATTCATTAATCCTTTTGTTGCCCTTAAACTTGCTTTGAGTCCTGATGATATCTTATATGTTTATAAAGAATATTATCAATCGAAGCAGACATTAAAAGAACATTCACGGAATATGAGTCCTGATATTCCTTATTATGCTGATCCTTCAGGAGCACAGGAAATACAAGAAATGCAAGCGTTGGGATATGACGTTATCCCAGCAAACAACGATGTAGATATGGGAATACTTACAGTGAATGCTAGATTGAGAAAGCAAGATGATAGTGAAAGGACTGTCAGGCTTAAAGTATTCAGAAGTTGTGTTAATGTGATAGATGAGTTATCTCTATATCAATACGATAGGAACCAAAGTACAGGTGAATGGAAGGAAAAACCAATGAAGAGAGATGATCACTGCATGGATGCTTTAAGGTATGCAATCATAGAATTAGATAGGGGTGGCATCGGCGATCTTATAGTGGCGGGATAATGATATGAATATAATAGAAAGATTCGCAAACGTATTAGGCCGATCGAAAGGCCACTACCTGAAAGGCTTGGATGATGTATTTTCTACAACTGGCTCTCATCCAATGATAAGCGATGATTCCGCATTCATGGATTTAGAGAGATGGGGGGAAGCATTACTGGCTGGCAAAGAGCCTAAAACTAAAGCCGACTTCATTAGAGCTTTCAAAGGGTTTGTATTCATATGCAGCAAGAAAAATTTCCAGACTGTAGGCTCTCAGAGATTAAGGCTTTATATTGCGAAGAAGGAAAAGACTAAAACTTACAAGACGATAGAGACTAAACCAGTGAGCAGGCAGAAAAAGAATTGGCTGTATTCCAGACCGCATCTCGATAGCTATTTGAGGAAGGCTGTCGAAATAGAGGAAATCACTGAACATATATTTCTTGACCTCATGAAGAGTATTAATCCAAAGCATAATCAAAGGGACTTCAAAGAATATACAACAATGTATACTGACCTGACTGGTGAATGTTACTGGCTAATGCTGAAAAATAATTTAGGAGTACCAACACAAATATGGCCGATTCCGTCTCAATATATCAACCCCAAATTTGGAAAGACACTGGAGAAACCTATTGAATCTTTCGTATATAGACATGGAGCTACAGAAGTCAAGATTCCATTTGAGGATGCAATTTATTTTACTTTCCCTAATCCGGAGAATATATTTACTGGCTTTTCTATAGTGAAGGGAATTGCCAATGCAGTTTATATTAGAGAACAAATGGAGGACTTTGAAAAAGCGCTGTTTGAGAACAAAGCAAGAATAGGAGGGATATTGTCTCCAAGCAGTGGAACGAATCTAACAGATAAAGATAGAGCTAGATTGAAAGAGATGTTTGGACAGCAATATGCAGGTGCAAGGAAAGCCGGAAAGCTTCTCATTCCGCCTGTGGATATGAAGTTTGAAAAGGATGTGTTTACTCCGGAAGAAATGAATTTTATTAAAGGTAGGGCTATTAACATGGAAGAGATATGCCTGGGCTTTGATATTCCACCGAGTATATTTGACCCGAAATCGAATAGAGCTACTGCATATGTAGGAAAGGAGAATTATGCCGAAGGGGCGATACTGCCACGATGCGAACGATTTTCAGAGAAGATGAACGAGAAAGTATTGCCTCTATATGATGAGAAAATCTTTTGTGAATTCGATAATCCAGTGCCACAGGATAGAGACTTGATATTGAAAGAGCAGATCGGAAGGGTGAAGATCGGGATAATGACAATAAATGAGGCCAGGGCGGAAGAGGGGCTAGAGGGAATAGAGGGCGGTGATGTGGCTTATATCGATAACCGTTTGATGCCGCTTGGGACTGAGGCGGAGGAGGAACAGATAAGGCAGTTTACGGAGAAGGTTATGAAAAGCGTTAAGGAGGTTTTAGGATGATTGAAGTTAAGGCAAAAAAGATGGAAGGCGGGTTTTTAGTGCCAGAAAGCAGTGAATATCCCGCCAATAAATGGCAACTATTTAGACAAAGATATTTCCCCTTTTGGTTATTGCGGGTATTTCCCATCAAAACGGTGACGGTTAAATGGGCGGAAATACTAAAAAATCAATTAGCAGAAGAAAAAATAAAGAAAGATTGGGTAGACATTCTTAATAAAGAGGCATTGAAGATGGATAGATTATTTATGAAAAAATGATTAACCCCAACTTCCTAACCAGCGAGCTTGCCGAAAAGGTGGCTGTTGAAGTCTGCAAACCCATAATTATTAATGAGGCAACCGTTATTTTAAGACAGATGTTAATAGATTCTCTGAAAGAGGCTGCGAAGGAAGATGACAAAAAGCAAGCCCATGACATGCTATTCAATGCACTCTTCAAAGCTATCAGTCCGTATGAGAAGAAGTTCGAGACGATGCTGAAACGGATATGGGATGAAGAGAAGCGGATATTAGTGGCTAACTTGAAGAAGATGAAGAAGGCATGGCTGCAGAAGGATAAGGTGGATAGCATCCTGTATCCAACGGCTGTGTTCGAGAAGAAGCTAGCCAACGGGGCATCAGGAATATTCGTTGAGGTTATGGAAAAGGAAGGTCCCAGGATTGTCTCGCTTTACGACTTCGACATGATATTCGATGTAACCGATCCGAAGGTCCAGGAATGGCTGGAGAGTTATACACCCATGTTCTCGAAAAAGTTGGAAGAAGTGAATGTGGCTAAACTGAGGGCAGAGCTTATAGAGGGAATGAATGCAGGTGAGGGCGTGCCTGAGCTTGTGAGACGGGTCTATGAGACTTACGACGATTGGGGGTTCAGGCGGGCGAAGAGGATAGCGAGGACTGAGACATTAAGAGCGAGTAATAAGGCTGCATTGGAGACATACAGGCAGAGTGGGGTTGTGAAGAAAAAGATCTGGGTCAGTTATATAGATAAAAAGACCTGTCCTAGTTGCGAATTGCTGGATGGGAAAGTAATAGGATTAGAGGAAAATTATTTTAGTGTGGGTGATCCTCCAGAGGTGATAGAAAGAGATGGCCAGAAATTTACATTTGACAATAGCTATTGTGATATAGATGCGCCGCCAAGACATGTTTCTTGTCGCTGCACCCTAAGTGCTTGGATTGAAGAGTGAGCAAACTGATGACATTTATCACAAAGAGTAATTCCATTAGATATTTTATATCTAAGCTCAGGAAAATCTGCCCACGATTTAATATGATGAGCATTAAGATTTCCGCCTTTGTTATCACCACAATTTTGACAAGTATAATTATCTCTTTCATATACAGCTTTTCGCCATTGTTGATATTCAGAAGTGCTCCAGAATCTCTTTTTATCGGCAGTATATTTACCATTTTTGTAGCCTGGATTATCTTTTCCTCGCTTGCCATACATGGGGTTATTTTTCCCAACCATCCATTCAGCTTGTCTTTTAATCCCTGGATGGCTTTTTTTAGTCAACCCTTTACTCCAGCTTGGTTTCCCCTTGAAAAGAGTAGATGTTCTTTTTGCCGTTTCTTTTCTCCTTTTGTCATTATCATCCCACTGAAGAGCAATCCTATCATGAACAGAGCGTTGTGGAATATCAAGCATTTTCAATGCTCTAGGAATAACACGATTACTCAAATTAAGCTTTTTAGAAATCTGGTGAATAGACATTTTATCAACAACATACCAATGATAAATAAGTTCTTGCCAAGTTTTAGAATATGGTTTTATAACTTTTTCAAGCGTCCTTACAAATTTATGATTGTAATGACATTTTTGAGAACAATAACTAATTTTTACGTTTTTGCCATAAATATCCGAAGGCGTTCTATAAAAAACCTTATTGCAAACTGGACAAATCAAATTTTTTCCTTTTTTTTGTTTATAGCCACATTCTCGAGAACAATAATTAATTTTTCCAGTATGAGAAGGATCTCTATAAAAAGATACATTACAGGTTGGGCAGACCAGATATTTTCCTTTCTTTTTCATGCTTATTTTATACCACAAAAACAGCTTAATGTTAATAGATTCAATTATTTAGGGAGGCGATGATGAAAGTGATAACCGAGAATCTTAAATTCATAAACGAATATCCTGACAGGGCTGGTGAGTTGGCCAAGAGACTGCACGTTAAAAAGGATGAGATTCCGTTTGTAAGAAAGTATTACACATCGGAGAAGCAGGAGGCTGACAAGAAGAAGCGTAGCGTCATCAGTTATATATCGACAGGTGCTTTGGATAGGGATGGCGAGAAGCTGTTACCTGAAGGGGTGAATTTGGAGAACTATAAGAAAAATCCTGTCGTTATGCTTGGACATGATTATAAGTCTTTGCCAGTAGGGAAAAACATCTGGATTAAAAAAGACGATAAGGGGCTTGTTGCCAAGACTGTCTTTGCAAAGAGCGAAAGAGGTGATGAGATATACAGGGCGTGTACAGAAGACATTGAAGGCACTGGCCCGCTATTGCAAGGGTGGTCAGTGGGATTCATTCCTATCGAATGGGAAGATATTGAGACAAAAGATAAAAAGGAAAAGCCAGGGCGGATATATAATAAATGGGAACTCCTGGAATATTCTATTGTCCCGATTCCTAGTTGCCCAGAAGCGTTGACATTGGCAATGGAGAAAGGACTTATATCCGACCGCCTCAAGAAGGACTTAGAGATTGAGGTGGTTAAGGACAGAGAGATTATCGTTGAGAAAGAGGACAAAGAGATTGAAGTGGTGAAGGATGACGAAAATCCTTTTCCGATTGGACATGATGAATTTGGAGAGATAAAGACTCATGGAAAAGAAATCATAACCAAACCAGAGACGACTGAGCAATATCATAGGATTCCAGTAAGTACGGGTCATGATGGTCACAGAATCAGGACAATAACCATATCTGCATCACAGGGAATCAAAGCTCTCTATTGCGGAACATGCAAAAAGGTGATTACATATTTGTTTGATGTTAAAAAATGGACTATGGAAGAGGCTAAAAAGTGGATTGCAGAACATAAGGATTTTAATGACATTGAGACGAAAGCTGATACAGAGGAAGTAACTGAAGAGATTGTCGAGGAGAAAGAGACGGAAAGCAACGAAAAGGAAGTAGATGAAAATAGGATAGAGCTGGTAGAGGATGAAAATGAGGTAGCTGAAAAAGAAAAGGAAACGGGCAGAACCTGGGATGAACTAGATGCCGAAGAGAAGAAATATATTTCAAAGACTGGTAAACGACTGCCAATAGAAACAACTGACTACACCAACCTCGAAGTGGCCATAAAGGATTTAACCACTCAGGTTGTTGAATTAAAGGAAGGCCGGATTCTAAGCACTAAAAACCGTACTCTGGTAAAAGATACGATTGAGGCATTGGCTACACTCAAGGAACGGTTGGATGAACTTTACACAGCAACTGAACCGTCTAAGGGCGAGGAAAAGCAGAAGTATAATTGCGAGTGTATCAAGTGCGGCTATAAAATGACATCTGATGAACATTGCGATAAACTCAAATGTCCTGAATGTGGGGGGGAGATGAGGCGTTTGGAAAGGCCCGGCCCTGGAAAAGAGGTTGGATTAGAAATAATTAAATCAGAGCCAAGCACAACTAATGCGATTGAAGCTTTATTTTCTAGCGGTAAATTTGCAGAGATGATTGACAAAGCAATGAAAGAAGCCTTTGATATCAATATAAAGAAAAAATTAGGGAGGGTGGAATGACTAAAACAGAATTAAGCCACATTGAAACATTGGAAAATGCTGTCAAGTGGGACTATTTAAAGCGTGTTTTAAACTGGCCTACAGATAAAATAGCCTATGAAATGTATCTAAATGAGAGGCGGCTGCGTGAGTGGGTGAATAAACGGGCAACGGTGATAACAAATCTCATGAAATCTAATACCGGAATGGTTAAGAAAATCAGAGAAAGGCTGGAAAAGGAAATGCCCGCAGAGGAAGTGGGATCTAAAAAACGGCTAAATCTCAATATCATTCAGGTTGTAAAAAAATACAAGGAAGGGAAGTCTCTGGCACAATTGGCAAAAATATTTAAATGTGAGCGTAGTGATTTTATGCGATGGTGGACTGATAACCTGGGCATAATAAATCAGGAATACAGGAAGGGAATTTAAATGCCAGGTAAAGATAACGTTGATACCGGCTGGGGAGATGACCTGAAGCGATTGAATATCAGGCAGAACGTGAAAAAGCAAGTAGTTAAAATTGAAGGGATCAATTATCACTTTGATTTATTTAGAGGCTTTGGCACAGGAAGGAGCGGGATTGCATTGAATCAACCGTTTCAAGTAATTGAAAGGAAAGATGGGGTAATAGTGATTGAAAAAATAAAGGGAAAATAAAGGGAGGTTTTAGGATGACAAGCAAAGAAATAAATTACGACAATTTAATATACACGATAGATAAAGCAAAAATAAAGATAGGTGAGAATCCCTATGGAATCATATGTTCGGAGGATACTTTTGATTTGTTAAAAAAACATTCCGAGGATTTAACAAATCAGGTAGTTCCAAGTATAGCAACAATCAGTGGACTAAAGGTGAAAGTGATTGATAGTTATTTATTTACCGATATAATTTGGGTGTTGAATAAAGAAAATTATGAAGAAGTTGAGAAAAATGGGATAGTTTCACTAATAATAAAGATCGCAAAGGCAAGCAATATAAAATTATGGGGAGTAGATGATTATCATGGAGATATTGCTAGTGAGGCTTTAGGATGATAAGAGAAATAAAGTGATTAATTAAGCTCATTTCATTGAAAATGGGTTTTATTAATCCTGCTGGCTTCGGGAAAGAGTAAGCTTTACTTTCCCAGAGATGTCAGTAGAGTAAGGCAGTTAGTAGAGGTTGCCAGTGAGCAACTAGCTAACAGATGCTGAATCTACAGAGACATCAGGCATAGAGGTAAGTTGAATAACCTGAAATTTAAGAGCCAGTAGAGATGGAGAAAGAAATTGAACGGAGAAAATGTAGAGAAAAAAACAATGACAGAAGCTGAACTCAACCAGCAAATTCTAGATACAATGAGTGAGAAGCTTGATGAGTTTGCAAAAAAGGCAGTTGAGGATCAGCTAGCTGAATTAGCTGAGGGAAGCGAAACGATCCTTGATAAAAAGAAAGCTAAGGAAGTTCTTGACGGTTTAAAACCTACCGAAGAGATGGAAGAAGCTGAGGAAAGAGGAAATGATTTTGAAACACCTGAAGAGTATTTAGATGCTATAATTAAGGCTAAGGATATTGGCCGGGCAAAAAGGGTAGTTGACCCACGCTTGAGCTTTGTGACATCTAGAGGCGATATTAAGACAGCCGGCCACATGGTAGAGGGTGATGACAGTCAGGGCGGATTTCTTGTAGCTGGGGTTTTTAAACCAGACCTCAAGCAGATAGCTCTTGAAAATTCAATAGTAATCCCTAACGGGGCAACGGTTATCCCTCCGGTTAAAACTGATTCGATAAAAGTTCCTTATATAGACGACACATCACATGCTACAACCGTATTCGGCGGAGTACAGGCAAAATGGACTGCTGAGAAGGGCACTAAGAGTGCGACTAAACCTACCTTTGGACAGCTGGAATTGACCCCGCATAAATTAGCCGGAGTTACATATCTGTCTCATGAGTTACGTGAGGATTCTGCTATTGCAATTGTACCGCTAATTAAACGGATGTTCGGGTCTGCATGGGGTTATTTTACAGACCTTGCGTATCTTAACGGGACTGGCGCCGGACAACCTCTTGGTATTCAAAATTGTGCTTGTTTAAAGACCGTCTTTAGAAACACAGCAAATCGGGTGTTTTTTGAGGACTTGCGAGAAATGTACGCATGTATGCTTCCCGCTTCTCATCCTTATGCTGTCTGGGTGATTAATCCCAGCGTGCTACCTGACCTTATTGGTATGACTGCCGGTGATGCTGCTCCCGCTGCTGGTTCAAATCCTATTTGGATTAACCGTGATATGGGCGCTCAGAATCCTATCCCGGGTAGAATATTTGGACGACCCTTTTTCATAAGCGAGAAGATGCCTGGACTGGGTACACAAGGTGACGTTGGTTATTTTGACCTTCGATATTATCTTGTTTTTGATCGCCAGCCAATTACAATAGATTTTAGTTCCCACGTTGCATTCACAACTGATGAGGATTGCTGGAGATTCGTACTAAGAACTGCTGGTCAGTGTTGGCCGCAGAGTGTGTTGACACCTAGAAATGCGGCTGCCCCAGTGACTTCAATATCGCCTTTTGTAGTGCTAGACGACGCCACAAGCTAAGGAAGCTGAAATGAATATTGATCCAAAAACAGGCGGATTCAAAAGTCTAGGTGAATTTCTTGTCAAAGTCCGCAAAGCTTATTTAGGCGAAGGCACGCCGGATAGTCGGCTAGTTTTAGGCAAGACCGCAGGTCACATGGAGGAAGCTACAGACTCGCAAGGCGGAGCTTTAGTTCCGGAACAATGGGCAAAGGAAATATACCACGCTGCTATAGAAAATTCGATTGTACGCTCTAGAGTTGCTAAGGGTGCGATATTTAAACCTAAAGGTGATTCTATTACAGTACGGCGACTAATTGATGCTGATAGAAGCTCAAATATATTTGGCGGGATTACATTTAAGTGGACAGAGGAACGAGGAAACAAATTTGATGCTATATCTAAGCCGGCGGTAGGGGCGGTTGAGTTGAATGTTCATAAGCTGGTCGGAAGCTGCTTTGTGAGCAATGAACTTGAAAACGATCATGGCAAATATGGCGATTTCATGAAACTTGCATTCGGGCAGGCTATTAGGTTCATAGAGGACGATGCTTTCATTAACGGAACAGGAGGCGGAATGCCATTAGGTATTTTACAGGCCGGATGCAGAACACAGGTAACAAGAAATGCGGTTGGATATGTAAACTGGATGGATATTTCTAATATGGCTAAACAGTTACTCCCCAGAAGTTGGGAGAGTGCTGTCTGGTTATTAAATCCTGATGTGATAAGTGAACTATTCGAAGCGACATCTCCCGCAGCAAATCAAGCGACAGCCCTTGACCTCAGTAATCGTACACTCTGGGGGATACCGTTCATTCCTACAGAGAAATGTCAAGCAATGGGAACGGAAGGCGACATAATTCTTGCTGATTTCGATCACGGGCATTATCTTATAGCCGACAAGGAGATGAGGATTTCAGCGTCTCGCCATGTAAATTATGAACACACTTTGCTTCAGACAACTGAGACATACGGTTTCATAACCGATGAGACGTTTTGGAAAATTGTTCTCAGGACAGACGGCCAACCGCTTCTAAGTGCTGACATTGCACCGAAGCGAGGGGCTAATGACCTGGGGATGTTTATTGTATTAAAAACAACAAGCTAATAGGAGGTAAAAAACTATGGCAAATATACACAAATTTATAGAGAATGTTCGCTCAAGATACGGCGCTTTCAGTTCAGCTTTAGGCGGAGAGGGGTCTGACCTTGTGACATCTGCTGAATTTGTCAATATGGCAAATTATGATCTCGTTGTAGGCGTTGCTCACGCTTCTGGAGTTGCAAGCGACGCTGTGCTTACTCTTGCCATGTGGCAGGCAACCGCCTCAGACGGAAGCGGCTCTAAGACCGTTACGGGAGCAAGCGACACATTCACTTCTACTGCTACAAGTGATACAGATGTTTTAGTGGCTCAGGTTCGAGGCGAAGATTTAGATGTAGATAGCAGCTTTCAATATGTTGGGTTCAAACTAGCGACTGATGCCGAAAGCGGAACTGAGAAAGTTGGTGGAGTTCTGTTACAGCTAAGAGCAAGATACAAACAGGCTACATTGCCTGCTTAATCTTGAATGAATAAGAACGGGGGGCGGGTTTTGACTCGCCCTCTGATTTCTTACATTTATAAGGAGGATATATGAGAATACTTTGGCATAGCTCCTCGCCAATGTGTAGTTCTGGCTATGGAATAGTTACGAGAGAGGTGATTCAGAGGCTTAGGGCTATGGGTCATTTTGTCCGTGTTGGTACAAAGCATGCAGATCATGGGTGGTATGAATGGGATGGATTTGAGGTATTTGAGGGGACTGATACCTTTTTTGTCAACCAGATGATTAAGGACGAGGATTTCGATTATATTATAACTCTCTGGGACATCTGGCTCCTGCAAGGGAAAAGGCAATATCCGAAGGAAAAATGGGTTGCTTATATCCCTGTGGATACGGAACGGATAAGTAAAGTTTTAGCTGAGGTTTGTAAAAATACAGGGGTTCAGATTGCAATGTCAAAGCATGGGAGAAAAGAGCTGGAGTCTGCTGGGCTTAAACCTTCTTATGTCCCACCTGGAGTTGATACGAAAGTTTTCAAGCCTAAACCGGAGGCAAAAAAAGCATTTAGAAGTGAACTGGGACTTTCAGAGGAGAATTTTGTTATTGGGTCTGTTGGGCTTAATTACGGGGACGACAGGAAAGGATACGTTCCTCTTATGCGGGCTTTCAAGGAATTTCACAAGCGACATCCCAAGTCTATGCTCTATCTTCACTCTCTAGCGAATGAGAGGGATTCAAGGCAAGGCTTTATAAACTATCATAAAATAGCACACAATTTGGGAATAGATAAGGCTCTGGTATGGCCTCCGCAGTCAGATTATGCACTAAGCAGGATAGACACAGGCTGGCTGGCTGATATTTACAACGGGTTTGATGTATTTTGTTTACCGACTAAAGGTGAGGGGTTCGGGCTTCCAATAATAGAAGCTCAAGCATGCGGTGTTCCGGTAATTCTAACAAATACAACAAGCTGTCCTGAACTTTGCAAAACAGGATGGCTTATTGATACAACCGATGATGACAGGCGATGGTTACCGAATGAAACATGGAGACTAGAGGCTAAACCATCTGCAATACTAAAGGAATTGGAGCTTGCGTTTTCTCTTTGGGAATCAGGGAAATTTGACTCTATAAGGAAAAATGCAAGAGACAATATAATGAAATACGATTGGGATAATGTGTGGGAAAAACATTGGCTTCCGATAATTAAGGAATTGGAAAAGAGCTGCAAATGAACGAAGAGATGATTGAATTCATTAAGGACTGGCCTTGCTGCTGGAAGAAGGGTAATAGGTTCAGCCGAACTTCCAGGCCGAAGTTTGCAACAACGGTCATTGAGGCTGGCTATGCAAAAGCTGTAAGCAAGCCATCTAAAAATAAAATGGTTGAGAAGCCAGAGAAGGAGAAATAATGAGTTTAGCATCAATTGCATTGACATCGGTCGAAGAAGTCTTGGCCTTTCTGGGTGAGAATGCTAAGCGTAATGCTCTTTGGGTTTATTATGCAGGCGCTACAGACCCGTCCACGTTGGAAGTTAAAGACGATAGGCTTACTTTGACTCCTGGTGGCGACATCCTCTTTTCCACTTATGATACACTTACTAAGTTAGTAGCTCAGATAATTACCATAGCCGATTGGAAGGCTGGGCTTATCTATCATGGCTCTGCTGAATCGGATGACCTGATTGTAACAGGTGCTTTAAATACGCTAGGTGATGAGAATGAGCAAGTATTAATGATACAGGATAATTATCTCATAGAGCGATTGATAGACCGAGCCTCAGACCTGATTAATCGATACTGCAACAGGACGCTCAAGACAACTGCATATCTTCTGGAACGCTACAATGGCGAAGGGGCAAAGCTTTTTCTTGAGAATTATCCAGTCACTGACATTGTGCAAATATGCGATGGGATAATAAATGCCATAAGAGTCAAATGTACGGATGATACAGCTTATAATGCCTATGTCGAAGTAGATCAATCTGCAGGGACGCTGAAATTGATTAGAGACGGCACGGAAGATGCTTTATTCGATCTGACAAATGCAAATTATGACACCCTGGGAGAGTTGGCAACTGCCATAAACGGTGAGGCCAACTGGGAAGGTGAGATAGCAAATAGCGATCATAGTAGCTATCCCTCATCTCAAATATTCACAAAATACAATTATTACTGCAAAAATCAAAGTATCTATCTTGAAATACCAAACAAGCCACTTGATAACTATGATGTGAACTACGATGCTGGAATAGTAAGCCTTTCTTCAGAATTCAGCAAAGGCTTTCAAAACATTTATGTTTCATATACCGCTGGTTATACTAGTCCAATTCCATATGTTTTAGAGCAAGCCTGTATAGAATTAGTTGGCTATAAATATGGCCAATCCAAAAGGGCAGGGAGCGAGGAGCTTCAGAGCGAGTCTTTTGGTGAGGGAGCTGATTATAAATATACGAAATTCAATCTTGCCGATATCAAGAATATATTGCCAGCATCACTGTTGGCAGAATTAGATTTATTTAAGAAAAGGGAGTTTTAGGATGAAAATCTATTACATCAGACGAATTTTTTCAATAAGTTTCTGCCAATTTTCTGCCAATCTTAAATTTTTTAATTCTCTTAAAGCATCTTTCCAGTCTTTTAATATTTCTTTTTCATCACAAATGAGCTTTTTTCTTTTTTTCTTTCTTTCTTCTATAAATTGTTCAATGTGTTTTATTTCAGATTCCAAAAGACTGATTGTAAATCCAAATCGTTCAAATCCCATTTATTCTTCCTTTGGTTTTTATTTTATCAAAAGACACATATTAAGTCAAGGAGTTTTGAATGATTAACTCAAGAAAAGGAAGGAATAAATGAAACAAAGATGTTCGATAGCTTGGTGTCCTTGGAGGGCAAAGTATCATTTTGGAACGATAGGCTATCGTGAATGCTGGTTTCATTATGAGGAAATGCCCTGGCTAAATAAAATATGGAATACATTAACAAATCC